ACAAGTAAAGCAATCATTCTATCAAAAGCGATGAGAAAGATTACTCAGATGATTGGTAGACAAAAGATTGCTCTTGTGTTTACAAATCAACTCAGACAAAAACTCGGAGTTATGTTTGGTGACCCGTGGACTACAAGTGGTGGTAAAGCATTACCATTTCACGCTTCAACACGTATCAGATTAAAAAATCTTGGTCAAATCAAAGATAAAAAGAATAACAATATTGGTATGAAGATGAGAGCTCAAGTCATTAAGAATAGACTTGGCCCTCCAATGAGACACGCCGATTTTGAACTTTACTTTGAATCAGGTATTGATGATGATGGTAGTTGGTTAAAAGTTATGAAAGAACACAGTCTTGTAAAACAAGGTGGAGCTTGGTATACAATGAATAATCAAGATGGTAAAGAACTAAAATTTCAATCTAAAGATTGGAGTGAACAACTCAAAGATGAGGAGTTTAGAAAACACTGCTACAACTTAATTTGTGATAAAGTAATTCTTAAATATGAAAAGAATTATGGTATCGATGATGTGATTGTAGAAGAGGATGTTAGTGAGTAATAAAAAGTATCTTTCTATTCTTGATGAAATCAAAAAAAAAGGTGGTTCTTTAGATGATGGGAATCCAAATGATAAAGTACTTATAATAGATGGCTTAAATACTTTCATAAGAGTATTTTCAGTTATACCGACTACTAACGATGATGGTATTCACGTTGGTGGAATGGTTGGTTTTCTAAGAAGTATTGGTTACACTATAAATATGTTTAGACCCACACGTGTCATCATAGTATTTGATGGTAAAGGTGGGTCTACCCGTCGCCGTAAACTATATCCAGAATATAAACAAAATCGAAAAACAAAATATAGAGTAAATCGTTCTTATGATTTTGCTTCTCAAGATGATGAGAAACAAAATATGATTATGCAATTACAACGTATTGTAGAATATTTAGATGTATTACCAGTAACTGTATTGTCATATGATAATATTGAAGCCGATGATACTATTGGATATTTGTGTAGACAAGTTCTTACTGAATCTCAAATTACAGTTATGTCTACAGATAAAGATTTTCTTCAGTTAGCCGATAGTAGGATAAAAATATGGAGTCCTACTAAAAAGAAAATGTATGATGAACAAGCTGTATTAGATGAGTTTGGTATATCATCTCATAATCTTATTTGGTATAGAGTTATTGACGGTGATAAATCAGATAACATAAAAGGTGTAAAAGGTCTAGGATTAAAAACGATACAAAAAAAATTACCGTTTTTGAGCGAAAGTCGTATAGTTAATATAGACGAAGTTATTAGAGAATTACCAGAATCAAAGGATGTTATAGAATTGAATTATAAATTAATGCAATTATCAGACGTAGACATTTCAGGCTCTACAAAAACTAAAATAATACAAAAAGTTAGAGAACCAATTAATAGGTTAGTAAAATACAAATTCCAAAAAATGTTTTTGGAAGATAAGTTATATTCAGCACTTCCAAATCTTAATAGTTGGTTACTTACCAATTTTAATCAGTTAAACCATTACGCAGAAAAGAGCCATATATGAGTAATTTTATGAAAGATACACCTTTTGGGATATTACATACTGAGAAAGAAAAAAATTCATTCTATGAGGCGTTACAAATTATTCAATTAAGACTTGATGGTTATGTCACTTCAATAACAAAAAGAAAACAAGACACTATCAAAAGAAATACAAAAAAATTATATGGATATGATTTGACAACGACACATCCTGAATTAACTGAAACAGATATCACAAAACTTATGATAGAAATATTAGAGGATACTTCGGTGATAAAAAGAATTACCGGTATGTTGATGGGAAATTTTGGTAGAGGAAGAAAAGGTTTCCCGACCGGTGGAGTTTCAAGTGCTTTAGGTGTAATTCAAAATAAATACGGAGAAAATATAATAGATTTAGATAATAGAACATCAAAGTCAGTTTATAATATTGAACATTTTATACCATTGGGTCAAGTACTTATTCCTTTGATGATTTATGATTACTTGACTGGGGTTTGGAAGTTTGAGGTAAAAGAAGATGGTAAATTAGGAGAAATAGTAGAAGGGCGATATCGTGTTGAAAATGTTTATCCACTTGCTAATTTTACAATTTTAACAACTACTGAGGAAAATCAAGCTCTCATAAAAATCGTTAATGCTATTAAGGAGGAGTGTAGAGTGAATGGTCTTATAAATATGGATTTGGTGTTAGAAAAAATGATGGCGGGTGAACACTACGAGAGAGCCAATATAGTTTTACACTCTGAATTTTTGACTGTAAAATATCCTAAATCTGATAAGAAAATTTATCCACAATATATGCCAGAGGGTATGATGTATCAGATGGGTAAAAAACCAAAGAGGAAAAAAGTGATGAAACAAATAAAAGAAACACACACCTGGTGGTAAAATGAGTGAAACCCTAACACAATTTGGAACATCATTTCAATCAAAGATTATAGCTTCGTTGATGGGAGATGTAAAATTTATTCAAACTATTAGTGATATACTAAATCCAACAATGTTTGATTCAGATTCAAATAAATGGTTAGTAAAGAATATAGTAGCTTATTATTATGAATATAAAAAACAACCTACACTTGAAGTTATAAAATATAAGATTGATGAGATAGATGATGAAGTATTAAAATCTGGTGTAGTAGATAAACTACGAGAGGTTTGGAAAAATGTAGAAGCTACAGATTTAGAATTTGTACAATCAGAAACACTTGACTTCTGTAAAAATCAAACATTAAAAACTGCAATACTTAACTCAGTTGACTTATTAGAAAATAAAGATTATGATGGTATAAAATCTATTATAGATGAAGCTATGAAAGCTGGTACTACAAGAGATTTAGGACACGATTATATCATATCATTAGAAGAACGACTTGCGGAATCTGCGAGAGTAACAGTTAAAACGCCTTGGGATGTGGTTAATGATATAATGGATGGTGGTTTAGGTCATGGTGAACTTGGAGTAATTGTTGCTCCTGCTGGTATTGGTAAATCTTGGACACTTCAAGCATTAGGAGCTGGTGCTTTAAAAGAAGGTAAAACGATAGTTCATTACACCTTAGAGTTAAATGAAAATTATGTTGGTTTACGATATGATTCTATATTTACAGGAGTCACTACATCAAATATAAAATACTATAAAGATGATGTACAAGCTAAATTATCAAAACTTCCAGGTAAATTATTAATCAAGTATTTTCCAACCAAAGGTGCTAGTGTACAAACAATCAGTTCTCATTTAAAACAGATTGAAATAAGTGGTGAAAAACCAGATATGGTATTAGTTGATTATGCTGATATACTAATGCCTACAGGAAACTTTAAAGAGAAGAGACACGCTATAGGAACTATCTATGAAGATTTAAGAGGATTGGCTGGTGAGTTGGAAATACCAATATGGACAGCGTCTCAAGCTAATCGTTCAGCTCTTGAAGAGGATATAATTGGGGCTGACAAGGTTTCAGAAGATTATAGTAAAGTTATGACTGCTGACTTTGTTATGAGTATGAGTAGGAAAGTAGAAGATAAGATTGCTAATACAGGTAGATTCCACGTAATAAAGAATAGATTTGGTATTGATGGTGTTACTTATCCAGCTACAATAAATACAAATATTGGTCAAATACAAGTATTTGAAGGTAGTAGTCAGTTTGGAAAAGACACCCAAAGTAAAATGAATAACAGCGAAGAGTTCTTGAGAAAAGAATTAGCAAACAAATATAACAATATGGAAAAAAAAGTTGATGGATTTGAATAAATAATAGATTAAGTTTAGTATATATTATATTTATCATTGTTACAGGAAAATTAGATTATAACAGGAGTGTAGGTTAATGGAAAAGTTTAAGTTATCAGAAAAGTTTATAGAAAAATTTAAAAGAAAAAAAGCACCATTTGGTTTCAATGGTTTAGGTGAATTAGTTTATATGAGAACATATTCTCGCATCAAAGAAGATGGGAAGAATGAACGTTGGTGGGAAACAGTTCAACGTGTTGTAGAGGGAACATACTCTATGCAAAAAAATCACATTGAATCACATCAATTAGGTTGGAACGCTTGGCAAGCACAGAAGTCTGCACAAGAAATGTATGATAGAATTTTTAGTATGAAGTTCTTACCTCCTGGCCGTGGGTTATGGGCTATGGGAACTGCGATTACTGAAGAAAAGAAACTTTATGCTGCACTAAATAATTGTGCTTTTGTATCTACAAAAACAATTAAAGAAGATTACTCAAAACCTTTCTGTTTCCTGATGGACGCAAGTATGTTAGGAGTCGGTGTAGGATTTGATTGTAAAGGTGCTGGTGAAATAATTGTTAAAGGTATTAATCGTGATAGAACAGAAGAAATATTTGAAATTCCTGATACAAGAGAGGGTTGGGTAGACTCACTTAAATTATTATTAGAAAGTTACTTCCACGGAACTGCAGCTGTAAAGT